TTTCTCTACGATTTTCATCCCACAACCACTTAGCATAGCGGCTCTTATAAATGAATTCCTGATATAGTGTTGGTAGCATATTACTGCCTGACATGCGTGTAGTCTCCTAAATTTTATTGATTGTTTTCTAATACATTCTTAAGTGAAGGGAATTGTTCAGTAATGATATTCCAACACTGGGTAGCTAATTCTCTATGTTCCTTCTGCGTTCCGTTGGCCATACGAAGTTCACAGTAGTGGATCCATGAACGGAGTGATCCTGACATATACATCCGTGACATAGTGAGACCTTCAGGAAGAACAGAACGAGCAACTTCCTTGGCGATACCATTTTCAAGTGCCCATTCATAAGCATTTTGGGCATCTCGCATCAAATCATTTTGAACGGTAATCCAATCGAATGCCAGTCCTAAATTATCAGTCTCAATGCTATTCTGACGGTTCTTCTGATCCTGCAGGCGAGCCTCTCGTGGCTTTGACATCTCGGTCACGGCTGCATACCGCTGGCTGAACTCTTGGAAAGAGAACGAGCGATGACGGAGAATCTGCCTGGCGATGTCTCGAGTCGTCTCGATCTCCATGACCACGTTCACCATCTCGAACGGAGACCAATGCCGATTCTTGACCATGTAAGACAAGAGCTTCTTCGTGTCAGGATTATTTTGATTAGTCGATGAGACGCGGGCACAGTATGCAATCAAGCCTTCGGCCGACATGTTCAAATCATCTTCT